GAACAAACATTTGCTAAACCAATAGTTTTTACAGGAGAACCTAAGGTTCCCATAATATCAGTAGCAACTATAGATTCATAGAAATTTCCACCATTAGAATTAATTACTACAGTAACAGGAAGATTTGGATTAATTTGATCTAATCCTACAAGATTGGCGTAGAGTTTTTCTATTAAAGTATCGTCTATTGGACCATTAATCCAAATTTCTCTTTTCTCTAATCTTTTTTTGAAAGATTCGAGCTTAATAGAGATATTTTCATTTATTGATAGTTGGTTGTTCATTCTGTAATAATTTGCTAATATTGTCACCGATTGTCTTTTGATTTTCCTGAATTTCCTTTATTTTTTTATCCAGTTCAGTAATTGCCAATCCCATTAATTTTTGATTATTTACAATCTTCATTATTATATTTGCAATTTGTTCAAAATTATACTTAGCTGCTACATTATGTCTTCCAACAGTTAAAGGTTCATTTGGATTACCTGATAATGGTGCAGGTAACTGAATATTTAATAAAGGTTTGTTTTGTGGTTCCTCTTTATTTTCCTGTTGTACCTGTTGGATTGGCATAAGTTGGATTAAATTTTAATATTTTAGGCTCTATTTCTGTTGAAGAACTTGTATAAACTGTATATTTGATATCGCTAATTTCATATGGGTCCACTCCAGTTGGATAATTTGGATAATATGGTGTAGGATAATATGGTTGCCAAGGTGTTATAGTTGGTTTTTGAGGACTATCCTCAATTTTCTTAATCATTTCTTGCCAATCTTTTTCCTGTTTATTCAAATCTCCCTTTTCAATCTTGTTGTTACATTCCTGACAAAGATATTTAACTACTTTTTTATTGGTTAATATAATTGCGTCCTTAAAATTGATTTTCTTTTTACAACTAATACATTCTACCTCTCTATTTTGACCAATACCTAATTGCTCTGCAATTTTTTCAAGCTCTTTAAGTTTATCTTTATTTGTTAAGTTTCTCATTTTTTTATGGTCGACTGCCAAACCATTTAGTCCCCTTTTTAACACAATTAGTACACATATAATAATCAATCTTTTTCATTACTGGTGGTTTATATAGTTTTTTACCATTTTCAATCTTAAATTCGCCCTTCTTAACCATGTCTAATCTAATTTGGTGCATTCCTACAGCTGTCATATTATGACAGAAACTACATTTAACCATAGGTGCAACTACCTCCTCTGTTTCATTTATTTTCTGTTTTTTGGGTATTAGTATTTTGTTCATTTTTGTTTACCTCAACTGGAATTGCGTCCTTTCCAAAAGGTGTGCTTACTGGTTGATCTGGAATTGCTTCAAGATACCATACAACAACATAAGCTTTATTTTCAATAGAATAAGCATTTCTTCCATTAAGAAAACGTTTAGTATTATCTATTGTTTCTAGAAAGCTGTTTACTTCCTTATCAAAAACTTCTAACTGTTGTGAAGTAGGATTATCAGGAGATACAAATGATTTAACCTTCATATAGGCACGAACTGTTCGTTGCCCTGTATTTGGAATATTTTGTGGGTTCATAAACTTATCCTCCTAACTAAAACTAAAAACTTATAATAATTATACAAGACTAATTTTTAAAAGACAACAATCTTTTATTCTTCTCCTTGACTTTCAGCTGGTGCATCATCATTTGCTGGATCTTGATCTCCACGTCCTCTACCTTGAGTTCCTGATGATGGTTGAGTTGTATCAGGAGAAGTTTTATCTGGTTTCTTTCCTATTGCTTTTGGAACTTCAATTAATGAATCGTTTTTAGTTCCAACAAGATAATATTTATTTGCCCAAGGTTCATCTATTGGTAGTTGACCCATAGCTATTCTTGCTTCATTAAATGTATATAATCCTTTAGTCCAACCTGTCATAAAATCTCTACGAGATGATTCTGCTTCTTCAAGACCTGCTGTTTTAAAGTCAAATCTCCAACCCTCAATCCCTTTTCCCTCTTTTACAATCTCCTGTGTTATTTTCTGTGATATTAATTTTCTTAATATAAAGATATTAGAAATATAGAATGATCGTCTTGCTTCAGCTGATGTTGCTCTATTTGTAGTATCTGGAATACCAACCAAGAATAAAGGAACACCATATTGTCCTGATATTAATCTTGTTCCATAATTAAGAAGCTGAAGATAAGCCATATCTTGAGGAGTAATACCTAATGGTGAAGCCTTAGCTCCTTTAAATGATACTAAGGTTTTTCCTGCATTATGTGGTCCTTGATAATTTTTTTCCCAAAATGCTGATACTGCCTCTGCATCTGCTTCAGTAGAATCTTCAGGAAGTTCAAGTTGAAGTGGAGGACGACCACCATTTCTAAGAATATTAATATTGTAAGTTAAAGCTCTTAATAATAATTGATTACCAGCCATATTATCTTCAAGCACAGCTCTACCATAAAGATCTGCTTTTCTATTAGGTCGTCTTATTTGACAAATTTCTGAAGCCTTATATATAACTGCCTTTAATCCATCTGTATTACGTTTATATCCTGTTTTTTGTAAAACACCTTTCTTTTTTAATTCAGCATCCACAAGAATAGACATTTTAGTAGCATCTAATGGATATAGCTCTGCAACAGTTTGATGTTTTTTATCTTTGCTTCCCTTAGTTGGAACCTTTTCCATATACCAGTTACCATAGGCAAGATAGCTTTCAACTCCCATTTGAACTAAGGTTTCAATTGTGTCGTCTGGATTAGGTCTGTCAAAAAATTTAATTAATTCTTTGAGATCTGATTTTTTACCTTTATCATCTTGTTCTGCTTTAATAACATATCCACCACCTAGTACAGCATCACGAATACGAGAAGCACTTTGGATTGAACCTGGAGAATCTGAAAATAATGTTGAAAGTGTTTCATAGTTTTTACCTGAAGTATATAAATTAGCAGTTATTGTATCTGTTGGAGTACCTATACCAGTAGTAACATATCTTCTTGCACTACCAAATTTTCTATCAATTGCCTTAACTGTTTCAATAGACCAACCTTTCTTAGCAGCTTCTAGGGCTTTATTAACTTCTTCTATTACTTCTTTATTATGTTCAGTTTTAAGTTCTTGAGTAATCGCTTTTTTAATTTTATTGACTTCTTCTTCTTTTTGCTTTTCCCACTCAATCTTTTCAGCCTTGACTTTTGCTTTTACATTATCACTTTGAAAAATAGCATTTTCTAAAATTTTAGGGATTTTCATATTTTTTTGAGTTTTTTCCCAGTTTTTTAGGAAAAAAGAACTTCTTTAATGATAATAAAGTATTTTTTTTAAAAATACAATAGTATTTTTAAGCTCCAAGAAATCCTCGACCAGGACTACCTTGTGCTGCGTGATAACAAACTCCTGCTACTGCATCAGCCACATCTTTACTTCCACGTCTAGGGTGGTCAATTTTAGTTCCTTTAAGTTCTTCTAATTGTTGCAATTCTTCTATTAATGGTGGATAGAAGTAAAAATTTAATCGACTATCTAATAATGCAGATTTTAATGTATAGTAAGCTTCTGGGTTTCTATCAATTGAAAATAATTCAGCATTGAACCCTGCTGACTTTAATGTTTGAATTGAGTCAATTGAATTATGAACAAATATACCAGCACTTAATCCAAAATTATGAGTTTTTGGAACTTCTATATCATAAACATCTTCGTATCCATAAAATTTAACTGAAACAACTTTATGGTTATTTTGTGATTTATAATCTCTGAAACCTTTATATCCTAATGATTTTAATCTTCTAATTACAAAATTGGTATTTTTTAGATTTAATTTACTTTTAATTTCTTTTAATGTTTTACTTTCTAAACAGGTTTTAAATAACAATTCATTACTTATTTCTTTATTAAAATGTGGTGATTCTTTTCCAGAATAAACTGGTCTATTTTTCATTTTTTCTATATATTTTTTATCATTATTCCATTTATTTCGAATTATCAGAGCTATTTTTTTAGCAATTTCTTTAGTAGGTGGTTTTAATAATAATGGCAAATTGAATTTTATATTTCTTTCTCGCATTAATTGTGCTTGATTTTCTCGAACACCATCACGAGACCATCTTATTTTATTTGATTTTTGTGTTAACTTTTTATGATATGCAATATGTTTTTTAATATGTAAATATTGAAGGTTATTTGGACTATTATCAATACTTTTAAAGTTTTTATGATGTACAACATTATCTTTAGGTTTTTTTCCATAAATATTTCTAGCAACCATATCATGAGTCATTTCCCAATTATTTGTTTCTGGTTGTAAAACTTTTTGATAGTATCTTGGTTTTATGTCTGTTTTGTTTTTTCTTACTAAAAAATCAGTATATAAAGGCATTAAACTGTCACCTATATTTAAAAATTCAACTTGTTTGTATGTACCATCTTTCATTAACATTGGATGTTCTTTTGTTAAATAAACTTTTTCTCCATTATCTATTTCAATTTCATACACAGGTGCTTTAATTCCAGTTCTTCTTACTGGTTTACAAAAAGCTGGAACTATTTCTTTTTTAGTTAAATCATATGAGTAAATCCATGCACCATTTGTAATTTCATCCATTCTCATATCTGTACCATTAAGTAATTTAACCATTGTACTTCCAATTTCTGATTGCCAACCATCAAATGAGATTTTAGCAATATTGTATCCAATATCTTTAAGTTTATAAATCCATTTTCTCACTTCTTCAAATTGAATTTCATCTCTTGCGCTTTTTGCTTTAATACGAAGCATAAAATCAATAAATATTTTTGGTCTTTTTTCAATCTTTCCTTCTATACTTTTATGTTCTCCCCAACCTGCAAATTTACCCATAGCAAAACCTGCACAGTCTCCCTTTCCTTCTTTATTTAAACCTAAATCAATATGAATAAATCGTTTATCTGAATCATAGTTTTGATTGCTTTGAAGATTATAAAACCATTCTGCAAAATCTCCTGTTTTTAAATCTATTGGATGTTTTCTATTATAATTCGCTGCATTTTTAATAGTATCTGGATCATTAAAGAATCCTTGAATTGCCATTGAAGGTTGTGCTCCATAATCACGCATAGCTCTTTCAGGATTTTGTTTAAATTCATCTTCATATTCAATAGGAACTTTTACTCCTTTCAAATTAGGTAGATAATCACCAAGATCAAAATATTTACCACAAAATACTTCTTTAGGCATTGCATCCCATAAAGGAACTCTGCGTTTGAATAGTTTTGGATTAATATCACCTTCAGCAAACTTTTTTTCAGCAAAATCATAGACGTAGCGTGGAGAAGTAATAATAAAAAGTTTTCCCTTCGAAAAGAAACGAGAACGAATACGTTTCTTAATCTGATTATAAGATTCTTCAGCATAGTCTTTATCTTTAGTTAAAGTATGAAACGAAGCCTCATCGATAACAGCTCCAAAAATATTATATCCAAGTGGAGCTTCTTCGTTTGAACCCACAGGAAGAATATAGATATTTTTATGCATTCTCATTTTAGATTTAATACGAGGATCTTGAGGATAGAATGTTTGGAACCATTTATTATTATCAAGTCTATTTTTTATTTCTCCAAAAACAACGTCTTTAGCTTGATTAAATGATTTAGAAACATTAATAAAGGCTATTTTAGTTCCTTTTGCCATTTTAAAGTATTCTTGAGGATTACGAATACAGAGAAGACGATAAATACTATAAACTATCGCCATAGAAGACACGTAGGACTTACCACTATTATGGGTAACGGTAAAATCATCCATTAAATAAAGATGGTTTTTATCAAGTTCAAAACCATAAAAGTTATCTATTTCTAGTTCTTCTATTTTAAATCCAGTATAAAGAACATTTTTTATTTGCTTTCTTTTAGTACATTGTTTTCTTTTTAATTTAGTAGGTATTTCTTCTAAATTTCCTGATATGGAAACCCTAAAGGAAGAAAGTGTTTTTCCTTTAGAAGAAGTTTCTCTTTGTTTTATGTATGCAGCAAATCCTAGCGAACGACATAGATATGCCACGTCTTCACATAAAATAATATTTTTATTAGAAAATTCTAAACAATTATTTCCTTGATATCCATCGCTATCAATTAATCCTGCCAATAATTGTAATCTAATTTTTCTGGAATTTGTTTTATAAACCAATGGAATATGTTTATTATTAAGCAAATTGTATTGTTTTAATTTCTCCAATAATGAATTTCTATTCTTACTTCCGAGATTAGTACCAGTAGTAATATTATAGGTTGGACATGCTTTATTCTCATTTTGATTTATAGAGACTTGAAGTTTAAGTTTTTTTGCTTGTTGATAAATATACTCCATTATTTCTTTATCTGCCGTTGTTATCCCTGTATTATTTTTTGAACCGTCTCCTAGCCAAAGTCCAAGAAGGTATGGATTTATTTCAATTTTCTTTTTGTTAAAGTTAATTCCAGTTCTCCATAATTTCAGTATTCTCTTCATTTTTTTACTTAATTTTAAGTAGTCTGCAATAGATATATTAACTATTTTCCCCGCTTTTTGATCTAACCTACCATTTTTTGCAATAATTCCTTTATTGGTTCTTTTAAGAGAAATCTTGTGGTTTTCATTAACAACAAAAGGATTCCCTTTGGTTGGGATAATTTTATACATTTTTTGTTTACCCCTTTTTAAAGAAGTTACTTTTCTTGAAGTACTATCATCTCCCATCAGCAAATCGCCTACTTTAATATCTTCAACTTTTTTTATCTCACCAGAGTATAAAAGGATTTTTGTTCCTTTTGCATGACATCCAATTCCTGCTATATAGAGAGCTTCTTCATATTTTCCTAAGTTTTCAAATTCTTCAAAAGTTGTACCACTATCGAAGATATCGATTAGGAGTTGTTTATTAAAAGGTCTTGGAGCATCCTGCGGATCAACAAAATTAGGATTTTCCAGAAACTCCTTCATCGTTATTGGTCGATGTTGGTATTGCGGGTGGCTCATTAGAAACTCCATTGTTTCCAACTTGCCCACCTCTGCGTTTTCCAAGTACTTCACGAATTGCTGTGAGAATAGTAGATTGTTCATCTTTTCCTAGTTTATGAAACTCTGTTGCATAATTTGTTAATTTTGTTTCTTCATTAATATCAGGATTAGTTGCATCTCCTAATTCTATTCCTTCAATCTCAGACATCTTATTTAAAATTGATAAAGCTGTATTTAAAAAACTATTTTTAATTGCTCCTTTAGCATCAAGATATTGACGTATAGCTTGATTATATAAAAATTTTAACTTATCTAAAATTTCTGCTCGTTTTTCAGGGTGTGGGACTACTGAAGCCACATCTTCTTGTCTTATATAATCCATATCAGATTTTATTATGGCTTCTGATAATGGAACTTTAACTGTTATATTCCCTACTTTTATTCCTTTATCTAATATAAGAACTATTTGATGTGGCTCATATCCCATTCTTACCAATTCACGAACTTTACCCCTTCTTATGGCTATCTTATTTATTTCCCCTATCTTAGAAGCATCTTCTTTTAATGCTTCTTCAGATATAGGAAATACATTATCTATATCAAGCGCTACCTTTGTCATGTGTTTGTATTTTTAAATATTCAAGACAAATTTTTACAAGACCTTCTGCTGTACTTTCTTCTCCTATTTCTTTAAGTGCTGTTTCAATAATCTTATGTTGTTTATCTGTAAGCATTACTTCAAATTTATATTCAGTTGGCACATCTGATGGTAAATCTTCTTCCTCTCCTTCATTATATTGATTAAAATCAAAATTCATTAGATTTTCCAATCCTTCCTGTTCTTCTTTCGTATATCCTAATTTTTCTTCTATTTCTTCAGTAGAATAAGTTTTATGTAACTCATGAATGACTTCTGCTTCTTTTATTGGGTCATTCTCTCCACGTGCTTTATTTAAACGTAATGTAGAAATCATAGCTTCAGGAGTATCTTTTGCTTTAACTTCAACTTTAATTGTTTCATATCCAAGCTCTCTTGCTGCTTTCCATCTATGTTCTCCATCAATAATTATAAATTCATTTGGTTTATCAGGATCTTCTCTTACTATAATCTCTCCCATTAATCCATCTTCTTCTATGCTTTTGAGAGTTAATTTATAAGTTCTGTCATCCATTTTATTTGGATTATAAGGATTAGGATGAACGAGATTAATATCGACTTCCCTTATATCAGGTTTGTCTTTCATAGTTTAAATAAGATTTACACCACGTCTTAACCAGACTTCAGTGCATAATTTATAAAATTGATCTATCATGATTATATTAAATCTAAGTCGATTATAATACTTTAATTTTCCTGCTTTTTTCTCATCTAGAAGATCAATAATATTAGGATAAAGTCTTTGAATTTGTTTTGTATATTTTAAAATCTTATCTTTATCTTTATAACTGACACCTACAAAATTATTTATTGTTGGAATCATTAATGTTCCTGTTATACAACCAGAGAGCCAAGATGTAGCATCAACACTATAAAAAGGGTATTTAAGAATAAGTCTTGGAGCAAAAATAGCAAAACCATGAACTTTTAATCCTTTCTTTTTAACAATTCTTGAAAAACAACTATTAAGCCATCGATCTAACTTATCTCTTTGTCCCCGAAGCTGTGCAACTCCACCTAAAGCAATATAGTCATAATCTCTTACATAAATATCAAGATATTTAAAATCTTCACCATGATGAAAAGTAGCAAGTGGCATAAGTCCAGCTTTTTGCATATAAAGTTGATTTTTATAAGTCTGTTCTGCATCTCCAATAACATCAAGTCCGCAATAAACAGTAATTTTATGTTTCCATCTTTTTATGAAATCAATATAAGCATCTATGTCTATTTTAGCTCCTGTAGTGAAAGCAGAGAAGGCTCCAGAATCAAGAAAAATATCTTTCTGTCCATAAAGATTAAATATTTGAGAGTTCTTTTTTTCATTCTGTGTTATTGAATAATATGAACAAAGAAGTGATTTTGCTTCTGGAATATTTTTTAAAAAATCATAGAATCCTTCTGATCCTGCCAAATAAAATTTCATATTTTCTTATTAAAAGATTTTCTTTTAAATCTTAATTCTTTTAATTTTTTAAAAACTTGTTCTTGATATGTATCACCCATCATTCTCTTAATAATTCTATGAATTTTAAACATCATTGTATATTCATTTATTGAAAAAGGAGGAAAATGACCTACTCTATCAGCAAAGCTAAATTTATCTTCTCTATATCCTCTTACTGCTTCAAAATTAATATCTTCAGTAACTACAATATCTTTTTCTAAAGCTTCTTTTGTTACTTCAAGTCCATCTTTATTTTCATATGGATAATAAACTCCTACTAAGGGTTGAAACTTCGCTTTAAGACCCCAAGAATTTGTTGAACAAGCAATGGGACACATTAATTCAAATTTAGAAGCATATTTAAGTCTTTCTAACCAAATATCCCCACCACACCATTCAATACTTTTTACTTTCATTAATCCAAAAGCATTCTTTTCATTTTTAGGGTATCCAGCTATTCCAAATTTAACTTGTGAAACTACAAGATCAGGTTCTAGCATACCTAATCCTGCCATCATCATATCTCCAAAAACTTCCCAACAAAAAAATCCTGTAACATTTAATCCTTTTATCTTAAATGTTTTTAGTCTATTATCAAGATTGTCTTCGGGTTTTAAAGCATAAGTTCCTTTTCCTAATACACAATAATTAGGTTCAGCGAATTTAGTTATTTCTCCTTTTAAAGTACCATCAATAAACCACATTTTTTCTTGATTATACTCATCAGTTATCTTTTCAATAAGACCTACAACTAAAGCAGTATTTGTTTCTTGACTTAATTTTTCAAGTTTAGGAAGAATAAAAGATCGTTCAAAAGCTTTTTCTTCAGGCATAATATAATCTCCACCAAAATATTCCTGCGGGGTTATGAATATATCTGTCTTTAAAGCTTTAACTTGAGTTTCTAACCATTCAAATTTATCTTTAAATGTATATTTTTGGAATGGAATACAAGTAGTAATCTTCATTTTTGGTTTATTAGTTGATAAAATTCTTCTTTAGCATGAGGTTTAGTAAAGAAAGCTCCATATAGTTCTGCTGTTTTAACTCCTTCTGCTTCTTGAACACCTCTAAATTTCATACATCCATGAACACCATATACAACAATAGCAATTCCTAATGGATCAACTTTCTTTTTAAAATAATCAACTATATCTTTAGTTAAATCTTCTTGAAGTATAGGTCTTGCACATAATCTTTTTATAAGACGAGGAATTTTAGAAAGCCCTAATACTTTACCTTTTGGGATATAAGCAAAAGAGATTTTAAATTCAATAGGTAATAAATGATGAGGACATATTCCTACTGCTCTAATTTCTTTAAAAGAAACAATTCCATTATATTTACTTGGAAATACTTTAAAATTATTAAAATCTTCATATAGTCCTAAATTCATTTCTTTAAAAGCTCTAGTTACTCTATCTGGTGTTTCTTTAAAATTAGGATCTTTTTTCCAATTTATACCCATTCCACTTAATAATAAAGATATTCCATTTTTTACTAATTTTTCATCAAATTTTTTCATACCCTTCTTCTTGCTCCCCATAGATTAACATGTAATCTATCGAGTAATCTATAACCTCGATTTTTAGCAATTTCTACCACCTTCTTGGCATTTTCTGAAACTTCTGTGGCAGTTATACCTTGTGGCATTAAAACTATTTTATTTACATCTAAATTAAATGGTTTAATAAAATCGTTTTCTACTTCTTCAACATCTTGTTCTCCCATAACTACAAATTTAAATTGAACATCTATTTTATTTAAAATTTTAATTACTTCTGGTTTAATTCTTGCTGCTCTTATGTTTTTACTATTTTCAAGTTTAGGAGAACAGTTAAATTGACATTTTGCAAGTTGTTTCTTAGTTGGAATAATTGTTCCATTTGTTTCTATTTCAAACTTCCAATCAGGCATTAAATCCATTAATTGATCTATCTTATCTCTTTGAAGCAGAGGTTCACCTCCAGTGATAACTACTCTCTTTTGCTTCTTTGGATTCTTACAGAGCCAAGCTTCTTCTAGTCTTTGAGCCACTTCTTGAGGAGTTAATTCATAGCTTTCTGTCCAAAATTCTTTACATTTAGGATTCCATGCATACCAAGCATCACACCAAACACAACGAAGATTACAAATATGAAGTCTTAAGAAAACAGTAGGTTCTCCCATCGATTTTCCTTCTCCTTGAATAGTATAAAAAATACCATCTCCTGAAAGTCTGAATTTATCCATACTTAATCGTATATTTTGAGGTTTTCTTAATGAAGGATCGACTTCTTGATCTGCAACATCAAAAGCACGAATTAATTCAGGATCAAAACTTTCTTTTATTCCTCCCCCATATTCTCTTATAATTTGTTCTTTAGTTGACATATTCGCTATAAATTGCTGAATTTGTAGGTGTTTCAAAAACTATAATTTCTTCTAGTTTAATATTTTTAGCAACTGCTTTTAAAACTGCTTCTAAATCTTTATAAATATCATGAGCAATATTTTCTGCAGTAGTGTTTTCATTCATCCATACAATCCACTCTTTTTCAGTATCAACTTCTTCTAAAGATTTTTCTATTGCTTCATTTAAAGGATCTCCTACTTTAAGAAGTAATTTATGATCGTATTTTTTATCAATATGATCTTTCATTACTTTTTTTAAATCTCCAAAATCCATCGCAGCTCCCCAATGAAGTAGATTGTTAGAAGAAACTTTAACTTTAACTAAATATGTATGTCCATGAATTTTTTTACATTTACCTGCATAATTTGAAAGTCTATGAGCAGCATCAAAAGTTATTTCTGCTACTAATGAATATTTCGATTTAGTTCCTTTATCTGTTCTTATTTCAGAATTCTGGTTGTCCAAGGTGTTTTCTAACATAGTTTAAAAATTTACCTAGTAATTCTAGGTTAATAACTGCTAATTCAAACTTACTATTATGTTCTCTTACAACAAGAATAGGAGTATCTGAAGGTTTTTTACAATATTTATCTTTAAGTTCTCTATAAAGTGAAAAGATTTGAGAAGTTTTTCTATATTTAGTATCTATTTTAAAAGAAGGAAAATCTGGAATTTCTACATCTATATCTGAAATCCCGAAGTCATAACCTCTTGAAATACGCTTTCCTTTTAGGACTTTTGCTGTATCTCTTTCGAGCTGTTTCCATTGATGACTCATAATTTTACTAAAACTTATACCTTATTATACTTAATCATTTTTTAATTAAAAATACAAGTGTTTTTGTGCAGGAGTCAGGATTCGAACCTGAGTTTACTTATTTTTCATTTATGTTTAGAGGGAATTGAATCCACGAGTAATCGTAGGCTCAGGCTCCCTCGAAACTAGATTGATTGTTGACATAGAGCTAGAGAGCTTGTTTTAGTATGTCGGGTTAAGTTGTGCTAACCACTGCACTACTCTCGCATTATAATGTTGACATTATAATGTTATATTTTGACTACATTATAATGTTAAAGAGCTTTTAAAAAAGCTTATATATATTTTCTTAATTATCAAATGCTCCTTCGTCAGGGCTCGAACCTGTATCACTCGCTTAACAGGCGAGCGCTTTACCAATTAAGCTACAAAGGATTGGTTCTCCGCCAAGGTTTCGAACCTCGAATTTCTGGGTTCAAAGCCCAGCGTGTTGCCAATTACACTAGTGGAGATTTATTTTTAAATGTTCTTATTCTATGACAATTTGCACAAACTACGTCACATTTTTTAATTTCTAATTTTTCAGACTTCTTTTTATTAGGAAAATTCATAGGGTTTTATTTGAGATTTTGTACCCCATAGATGATTTGAACATCTATCCTTGCCTTAGAAGGGCATAGCTCTGTCCAATTGAGCTAATGAGGTAACAATAAAATTAATTTTCATGGTTCCCATCCAACGATTTGAACGTTGATTAACTGGTTCAGAGCCAGTTGACCTGCCTATTAGTCGAGTTGGGAAATAAGTCAGAATAGCTAGTGCTGCCCTAGCCGCCTCTTGGTCCCAGGCCAAGCGTTCTGCTGCTGAACTATATTCTGAATAAGCATGTTCTAAAGGAGTTGAACCCTTACTATCCGCTTTGGAGGCGGAGGTGCTACCATTACACCAAGAACATTATTAGGCTAGAGATAATATGACTACCCGAAGGTAAATCTGTTTATCTGTAGCTTAATTATATTTTACTTCCTATTTTTTAATTTAACAACTGTTTTTATATTCTTTATATAATTTATCTATTTTATAATCACAATAACTACGAATGTTCTCTTTAAATATTTCTGAAATTTTAGGATCTTTTTCTTGATTTTCCAGAAACTTTGCTAGAGAAACCATTCGTTCTAGAAAACAACTAAGTTTTATCTTTGTTATTTTGTAATGTGGCATTTTCTAGATAAATAGCTGGAATTTCAGAACCTGATAGGTAAGAATCTATGCTTTCTTCTGAAATCTCTACAAATCTATTTTTTATACCACAATTAAAACAATATCTTAAATTGCGTTTAGAAAACTCATTATTTTCTTTATTTTCCAATTGAATAACTTCCTCTTTACTGATTATATAATGAACTGTATTACAGTTTTGACACAGTGCATATCTAGCATTTTCCATATTTATTTTTTAGCTGATTTTTCTTCTTTTACATTAGTTTCAGGTTTTTCGTTTGAAGCAACAGGTGTTGTTTCTTTCTTTTCTTCCTTAACTTTAAGAGTTTTTTTAGTCGCATCTTCTGTCTTGCTTTCTACTTTTGGTTTTGGTAAGTAGTCTTCTTTTGGATCAGTCAAGACAAAGAATTGAAGCTTATCAGCGACAGCTAGAATTTCTACTTTAGCTACTGGTACTCCTGTTCTATTAAAACTACCAACAGCTTGATTTAGTTTTCTGATGTCATCGTATTGATATAGTTTCATGGTCTAATTATGCACCTCCCTTCGATATTGCATGGATGTTTTAAATAATAGACTAACAAATAGAATAATAATATATTGATTAATACAAATGCAAGACCAAATAGACTTACAACAATATCAAAGTGTTTTTTATCAGCAAAAAAAGAAGCAAGTCTATTAAGTTTTTTTTCAGAGAGCCACATTGTAAATCTCTTATGTATTATATCGTCAAACGCATCAGTACAATGTTTTAATGTAAGTTTTTTCCAAAAGCATTTTATAGCTTCTAGTAGAAAGACTCTTTGATTAGGTAGAAATAAAGCCAAAATTGCAAAGTAGAAAATTAAAGCTAAGCATGTTAAACAAAACATATATTTGATTATAACAGATTACTTAAAAATATCTTCAGAAACTATTGGTTCAGGTAATTCAGGAATTAATGATCCTTCTTTAAGTTCTGGATATTCTTCGCTTTGAATAACAACATCAAAGTTATTAGTAAGCATATTATAATTTACTCTTATTACTTCTGCATCTTTGGGAATGCTATTCTTCATAGCTCTTTTACAAAGTTCAGCTATTATTTGAGCTGGAACCTTTAAGTATTTTACTTTAAGACTTTTCATTTTGGTAATGAATAATAACCATTAAAAGCTGATTTACAAACTTTAACTCTATTTGCAATTTTCTTTTCTTGTTTTTCTATCTTCTTTTTTAATTCTTCAACTCTTTCTTTTGTTGGTGGTCTATTTAATAACTCTCTTTTTAATTGATCTCTATAAAAATGTAAAATTTCATAATCTCTATCTCTCATAATTCTTACTCTAGTTGTTTTCATATTTTTTCCCAAGGATACTCTTTATTTCCAAAATGACCTTCTCTTGCTGTTTGTAAATATATTGGTCTTCTTAAATCAAATTTTTCAATAATAGCTTCGGGTCGACAATCATATCTAAAGTCTAATTCATGTTTTACTTCTCCATTAATAATTGCAGTAGTCATAATAGGTTCTGTCTTACCTATAACATATCCAATTTTAACTAAAACTTCTTTTGCTCCATAAGTCTTCATTAATTTAAGAGCAATCCAACGAGCCATATAAGCACCTGATCTATCAACTTTAGTTGGATCTTTTCCTGAGAAAGCACCACCACCAATAGGAACTCTTGGACCATATTGATCTACTACTATTTTTCTACCTGTTACTCCACTATCAGCATCAAAACCACCATTATTAAATGATCCTGTATTATTACAATAAGCATTAAAGTCTGTTTTATGTTTAAAGAAGGTTCTTAAGTATAATTCTAAACTATCTTTTGTTTCATGTTGAATAGAAAGAACAACCTCTGTTATTTTTCCATCTTTAATAGTAACTTGACTTTTACCATCTCTTGCTTCAAAAGGATTAGAGCTCCAAGATTTAAGTAACTCTTTAGCAAGATATAATTCTTGAGGTATTTTCATTTCATTTTCATCACAAGCGTAACCTATTACAATTCCTTGATCTCCAGCGCCACCTTTATTTACTCCTTGCGATATTTCAGGACATTGAGTAATAATATTACTTAAAACTCCAATATCTTTTTTAGTTAAAGAAAAATAAGTATCTCTTGCTACTTGTGCAAAATCTACCCTTCCTTTTGTAGTTACTTCTCCTATAAGAATAAGAGAATTATGTCCTCCTAAAGTCTCTACTGCCACTCTTGAAAAAGGATCTTGTTTAAGACATTCATCAAGAACTGCATCAGAAATTTGATCGCAGATTTTGTCAGGATGTAAAAAAGTAACTGATTCAGCTGTGTGTGTCATAGTTATCTTTATAATTTTTAATATATTTCTTAATTCTTTGTCTTTCTCTTTTTATATCTAAAACTAAAGATTGTGCCAATCCATTTTTCCAAACATTTATTGATCTTTTAGGAATATCAGATAAAAATATTTTCCATTGATCTTTATATCCTAATTTATCTATTCTGTTTTCTGCAACTTTACTTATTTCTATTTTTTCAATTTTTGCTCCTTGAGTTAAATAAAAAGCAGCTTCATAAGTACAATCAGTAAAATAATCAACTTTAATATATCTATTGCTTGGAGTTTTTGAAGTTACAGCTCCAGGAATATCTTTATTAAGGTATGATGCAATTTTATTTAAAAATACTGCAATTTTATGTTTCATTTTTCTTTAAAAAAAGAACGAAAATCGTTTTTATCAAGAACAACGATTTCTGTTCCATCTGATAATTCTATTGATAAACAAGGTAGCTTTCTACATTTTAAGGCTTCTTGATAAATCTTATTCCAAATATCTTCTGTTATTGTAAAGCCTTTATGTTTTGTTGTCTTACAATCAATTAAAAATTGACCAATATCAACATCCCCAGGTGCAAAAAATAATCCTCCACTTCTAGGTCTTAATTTACCTCTGAAAAGAGTTTTATCTTTAAACTCCTTTTTCTGCCACTGTTTCATTTTTTATTTTCTTACTGAAAAAATATTTAACTCCTATAATCCCTATTACGAGTACAACTAGTACCCAAAATAACCATCCTAAAGAATTTCCTTTAGGTTGTGGTGTAGGAGTTGGTTCAGTAAATTGAATAATAGATGAATGAGTGCTTATCTCTTCACCATTAATATCACCTATTGGAATAGGTGTTTCTATGAAATTTCCATTTCCATCAGCAATTAACATATTATTCATCTCCTTTTATTAAATATTAGAATTTATAATAAAACCTAAATAATTATTCTTTCCACCATGCAATAATAACCAATAACCAAAATAAAATATCAACATAAGACATAATAGCAAGGTTTATAAATAACATAAAAATACCAAGCATAACCATATAAAAATTGACCTTCTTATTTTCTTTTAGACTCATATAAGATAAGTCAAAAAAGACTACGAATGGTAAAAGTTGTAGAGCTGTAATTCCACCAATTAATGCGAAAACTATTAATATTAATGCAGATCCTGTAAGTGCTTTTTTAAACATAATATTTTATTCTTTAATTAATAATTATAATAATATATTAATATCAAATTATTTTAAAAAGGAATGTCTGAGGGTTCGATATTTTCTTTTAAATCTTCTTTCTTTAGTTCTTCAACTTTTTTATCGGGTTCGGGTGTATCTTCAGATTGTTGTATTCTTTTTTTATTATCTAAAACTATAACTTCATTTGCAACTATTTCAGTAATATAATGATCTACTCCTGCTTTATCTTTCCATGTTCTATTTACTATTCTACCTTCTACAAAAACCTTACTTCCCTTCATAGTAAATTGAGGAATAATTTCTGCTAATTTACTCCATGCAACTATTCGATGAAACATTGTTTCAGATTTTTCTTGTCCTTGAGAATCTTTCCATTCTCTATTAGTCGCAACTGAAAATTGACAAACAGCACTCCCATTAGGAGTATATTTTAGTTCAGCATCTCTTGTAAGATTTCCAATCAAGAGTACTTTATTTAGTGATCTTGCCATATGATTTGTGTATAATTTTTAACTCTTTCTCCCATCGTTCAATATCTTTTTTTGCTTGTCTACCAAACGTGGGGTGGTTTAAATACGCTTTTGTAGCGTGAATTTTTAATTTTAACCACAGAGATCTTGGCATTCTTTCTCATAGCTCTTTACTTATAGAAGCTAGAAGAAAACCAAATTCCATATAGTTAAGCTTTATAGAAAATTCTTTTAGATTCATATATGAAAAATTATTGTTTCACTTATATCTTTTATAAATTCTTTTAATGGAATTGCATAAGAAAATGTTGTATACATATCATTTTCTGCTCTTATTTCCTTATAATTCTTCTTAATCTTATCTGCGTTTTTCATAACATATAACCATAAAAGGTGCATAGGAATTAACAATATTCTATTTATTGGCTCATAGAAATAAACAATATAATCACATTGATCTTTAAAAGTCCATCCAGGTTTCTTATTTTTTTCATCTGAATAAATTTCTATTAAAAAATCATAATATGCACTCCTTCTTATTTTTTCATCAATGCTGATATTGCTCCCATCTTGAAAGTGTAAAATGACATCTATCCCCTTTTTTTGTCTTAAAATATCATAAACTCTTTCAATCTTAATAAGTTTTCTTTTATTAAATATAGATTGATAAAATTTATCTAATTTCTCAATTATTTTTTTATCTAAAGAATAACTATTATCTTTCTTAAAATCATTAATTTTCATAATTGATTACCAAAAACAGTCCATTTATCATTATATTTCTGTCTAGCAAATAATTCTAAATATTTACCATTTGGAAAATATTTTTCTATAAGAGAATAAAAATAGTTTGGTTTTTTACTATGACTTGTTCTTTTTTCTTTATAAACAGAGGATGCTCTAATATTGGGATCTGGGACTGAAACTTGTCCTTTAGTTGCGACTAATAATAATTCATGCTGTCCTCTAAACCAATAACCCATACCTATTATTTCTTTATCCCATATCATATGTGTTTTATATTCAAATCCCCATGCTTTGATTACTTCTAATGCCTCTCTTAATTTTGGTGCTGTTGCCCATAAAAAAATAACACAATTTTCATTTAGCAGGTTTGTAATAGGCATATTTTTTATTTCCTCTAATTTCATAGTTGGATATTTATTTTCAATTTCTCTATTTTCTGTCTCTGTAAAGTCATATTTCCAAGGTGGATCGGCATAAATAACATCATATTTCCCCTCTGGCAATATTGGAATTGGTAAATTTTTATGTTCTTTTTTTATTAATTCTCTTTTTACCTCTGGTATTGTTTTTTTCCCTTGTTTTACTTCCTCGTATAAATCAGGGGATTCCTCTTTTAATTTCTCAACTTGTCTTATATATTCTTTATTTGCCCCTACAAGTTTTGCTGCTATTTGTTTAGCTTCGCCTTTTTCTCGTTCCGCAATTTTTTGTGGAACGAGAGTTTTATCGCCTTGTTTTAAATTAGATAGTTGTCTTTCTTTAGCTTCTTTTTCTAAGTTGGGTAATACGTCTAATGCTATACAAGCTAATTGAGAGGAATTTAAGTGTCGTCTTTTTATATTAAGAGAAAGAACATAACTTACAGGGCTATCCCCTTGATAATTTTCATATTTAGGTTCAATATTTAACTCTTTACAGGCTTTATAACGATTTCTACCGTCTAATATCTTATACTCATAAAGCATAATAGGGTTAAATAATCCATTGGTTTGAATATCAAGTTTCAATGCTTTATATTCGTCGTCAGACATATTGGGAATGATATTGGCCAATTCATGTGTTTCCATATTATTTTGAGTTTAATTTTATTAACTTTTCTTTGAATTCTTTATTATTTCTGATTTCATTTTCTAGCTCCTCTCTACCCTTAAAAGATTGTCCTAAAATATCATATATTGGGCCACGTCTAATGATTTTACCTTGTATAAGTAACATCGATACTAATTCATCAGCATCGTCAAATACTACTTGTTTATCTTTACTTTCTAAGTCAGGATGATAAAAGATAAAATAACCATCTCTGAAAGGTGGGCTTACCTTAGATTTAGTTACTTTAAACTTCACATGTTGTCCTATTATCTTCTTATTCTCCTCCATTAACTCCCCACGTCTTACATCTACTCTTAAAGAAGCATAGAAACCTAAAGCACGACCACCTGTGGTAGTTTCAGGATTACCATAGGCTGTAGGCTTTTCTCTAATCTGATTAATAAATAGTATTAATGTTTTATTTTTAGAGGCTTTACCTGTGATTTTACGAAGTGCACGACTCATAAGACGAGCATGAAGTCCCATTGTCTGTTTTTCCATTTCATTCTCCTCCTCATAAAGAGGAACGAGACTTGCCACCGAATCAACAACTATTAAAGCTATTTCTGTTTCAAGTAGTTTGTTAATAATATTAAATACTTCTTCACCTGAAGATATTTGAGAAATAATTAAATCTTTAGTATTAACTCCTATTACTTCTGCGAAAGCAGGATCAAAAGCATTTTCAGAATCTAGATAAGCTACTTGCTTACCTAGTTTTTGAAATTCTACTATTGTTCTTAGAGCAATTAGACTTTTCCCGCTTGAAAATGGACCATATAACTCTACAGTACGTCCTAAAGGAAATCCACCACCAGTTGCCCAATCTAAGTAAGGACTACCAGTAGATACTCTCTCTGTTTCAATAGTAGGCATATCTTTTAATCTACCTATAGTATTTGCTCCGTACGTTTTATTTAGTTCGTTAATAGTTTTCTCAATTTTGTCTGTCATAAGTTTCAGGTGAATGGCTCGCATACATTCTTGCTTTTAACTCTTGGTCTGCTGAAATCTTTTTCTGAAGCATTTCCTGTTTAAAGAAGTCATCTACAAGTTTTTCTCTTTCTTTAAAGTCTTCAAATACAAATTCTGCTCGTCTTTTATTTGCCCAATCTACTGAAAGAAGTTTTTTCTCGTTCATAATGAGCCACGAAGCTATGTGGAAGTTTGTCGTTTTATATTGTTCTTTCATATTTTCTTTATTTTCAATTGCTAATAAATTGTACTAAATTTGTAATGATTTTACAACTGTTTTTTGTCTTCTTACTTTATGTGCTTTATCTAAAGATTTTAACAATCTTTTTCTAGTTTGTATACTCCTTTTATATTTTTGAACTATATTAGATCCTTTTTTAAGATATTGTCCCTTTTTTAAATATATTTCTGCTCCACGATCTTTAATTGCTCTACGTAATTTAATTTTCATTTCTTGACATATTAATGATTTTGTTACATCTAATCCTAATAATTGCTTATATTGTCTTGTTGTTATTTTATGATGTTTTGTTATATGTCTTGCTAAACTTCTACACCATTTACCACATGCTGTTCTAGATCCATCTTTTCCTATTATAGGAAATTCACAAAGTAAAGCATCTGCTAGAGGATCATATTCAATTTTCCCAAACATATTTTTATTTAATTTTCAAAATCGTCATTATTGACTATTTTATGTTCTCCAAAATGGTAATTTATGGTGTTTCTGCCAATAATTTGATATCCAAATAATCTCTCTTTCTACTCCTATTGTCTTCCATAATATTTCTTGGACTAACCCTGCTACTGCTTTTTTAAGCTTTTGCATAAAGTTAAGCATAAATTTATTATAGTACTTAATTTTTAGAAGTCCTTCAATTTCTTGAAGGACTCATCAACAATTAAGTATTACTCTAAACCAAATTGTGCTTTTGAAACCATTTTATTATTTTGAAACATTGCATTCATATTTCCCATTATTGAAGTTCCTTTCCATTGATACATAACAGTTTTATATTCAGCAATATCAGAACTAGATAATAATTCCCCCTTAGAACCAAGAATTTCTACAACTTCTTCATAACTCATACCTTCTTGAATTTTAGTAAATTGTTCCATAGTTACACCTGTTACCTTCTTTTCTATTGATTTAATTATCGCTTTTTCTTCAATAATAGGACTAATTATTTCTTTCTTTTTATTAGGAGAAATAATTGAAATAAAAATAAGAATTCCAAATATAATTAAACCCCATTTAAGTATTTTTTTCATATTTATCACCTCACTTTCTAAGAATTAATTTTTAATTTGCCATAAATGAAAACAGTTAGGATGTAGATTCACATATTCCTCTTTAGGAGGAAATAGCATCGCAACTGTTATTTCATTTGGCAAGTATTTATAACGAACATCTCTAATTTCGTCAAAAGTAGGATAACGTATAGGATGAGAAATGCTTAAATGCCAAAATCCAGCATCAATCGAAACTATAATCAAAAGCTCTTTTTCTCTAAATACTCCTTGTTTCATATTTTTTTTCTCATAAATTCTCTTTTATCATTAGTTGTTATTTTAATTATTTTACACATCTCACTAATACGAGATGAAATTCTATCTCCAAATCTTTGAGTTAGCTCATCTAAATCAAAATTACTTGTTATTATAGTTGGAAGCATACGACTATATCTTTCATCAATTAAGATATAAAATGTTTCAGAAACCCAATCAGAAGGTTTTTCTGCTCCTAAATCATCAATAATTAATATAGGGGCTGTTGCTAATTTATCAATCATTTCTTCATTCTTCCAACTACTACGCCTATCTTCAAAATTACTCTTTAATGAAAGTAAAAATCTAGGTGCTTTTATAAATTTAGCTTCTTTTAAGGCTTGAAATATCTTAACTGAAAAATATGTCTTTCCTGTTCCTGCTTCTCCATAAATATAAAGACCTTTTATTGGATTTTTAATAAATTGATCTACAGCTTCAAAAACCTTTCTATTTCCTTCTTCTCTAAGTTCTGGTGGCAGTTTCCAATATTTTTTATGTATTCCCGACTTATCCATTCTATTAATAAAATACATACATTCATTATGTATTTTAGGCTGATCCCAATGATCCCATTCCCAAACTGCTTTTATATCTTTTTCACAAAACCAACATTTAATTGGTTTAGGTTCTTCTGTTTTAATCTTGGATGTGGGCATATTTACCTGGTTTTGCCCTATTAGGGTTTTGATACTGTCCATATTGTTGAGTCCCCTTTTTTGGTACTAAATTTATTAACCTTTCTACATGTTCGTCATTTTTCATGATCCAATAAAAAGTAGCTTTCCAACCACGATTATTATTACCTGAATAGAAATTATCCTCATAAGCATGAGTTATTGCTAATTTAAGGTCGTCTGCTGAATAACTTTTCATTCTTGTTTTTAATGATCTAAGTTTTTCTTGTGTTAATCTTTCTTTAGTTTTTGATTTTTCTAAATAAAAATTAAATATCTCACTAAAGATATTATTATCAATAGTATTATTATTATTATTAATATTATTATCTACGTTTAGTTTTCTAAACGAGTCTCGTTTAGTTTTCTTAACGACCTCGTTTAGTTTTCTAAACAAGTTATCACATTTAGACAATAATCTAACATATTTTCTATTACCTCCATAATCAATATCTTTTTGCATTATTGTTTCTATAAATTCTTCTTCTTCTAATTTTTTAATTTTTGGAGTAATTGTTGCTTTTGTTTTTCCTTTTAAAATAGGAGTTTCTTTTATATAAAATCCATAGTCAAACCATGTATATTTTTTACCATCTTTTTCTATTCTCATTTTTTCAACATCTTCTGAAGGACTACTACAGAGCCAATATAAATAATCAAGCAATACAGCTTCTTCAAGACTTATTTCAGATTCTAATTCTTTAAGAGCTAATAAATTTATCTCAACTTTATATCTCATATATTTTGTTTTATCCAAAAAATATCATTTTTATTCTATATTTTCATATCAATTTCTAAACATTGCGGGTAAGGTTTGGGAGCTTTACCAAACCCGACCCACACTGATTAGAAAGGAAGGTCCTTTTTATCAGCAACACTTTTACTAGTATTCTTTTTCTTCATAGTAATCTGTCCATCAATCTCAACATCGTCAACATTATATCCTTTACATCCTTTAGTCCTCCAATTGGAACAAGACCAAAAGATACCACTTCCATCTTTTCTTGCAACCAACATCATAGTTGCTCCACAGTTAGGACATTTAGGCGGAACTTGAGCTAAATCCATCTTAAATTTAGTCATTAGTTCTTGTTGAGTTGGATAACCTTTACTAGAAGAATTAGTTGTTACTTGTCTTCTTGTTTGAGAAACAAATTGTGGTGTTAATTTCTGAACTTTACCCTGCTTTATGAATAGTTTCAACATTTTTGCTACTAATTCCATTGGGAATAATTGATTCATAGCATTTCTTTGAGCTTTACTCATAGCTTTAGCAGAAGCAAATCTATCATCAATTTGACCACTTCTTGTTGATTGTTTGGTGTAACCTCTAGCCATACCCCAAGCACCAATCTTTCTTAATTCATCATAGGCATAAACAGCGACATCAATAAATCCATCTCCTTGAGTAACTATTACCTTATCTGTTACTGTCATTCGCGTAAATTTCTTTTTATTGAATTCCCACCAAACTGCCTTTGTTCCTTTCCAAGACAATCCTGTTATCTCTTTTCCTGTAGTTTTATCAAGAAAACTATAAACAAGAGCTTCATCAAGTATTTTTCCTTCGATTTCATTGACTATTTTATTTTCATCAACTAAGTCCATAGCTTCATAAGGAGTTATATCTGATTCTTCTATTTTAACTTCTTCTTTAGTTTCTTTTCCAGACATTTTTTTTCACCTCGCTTTCTAGTCTAATAATTTATAACTTCTATCATTAAATTTATCTGGGTGCTCTATACTTTCTATAAAACAATTTTGACAACCATTAATCCAATTCCCACGATAATTTATAAGTGTTCTATCACAAAGTTCTCTTTTTTTTTCACAAAAAGGACAAATATATCTTTTTTTTACTTGCTTTTTCTTTATATGAAATTCTAATTTCTTTTTCATGTTTTATTAGCTAAAGTTTTAACAAAAGACTCAAAATCATTCATAGATGGTTTTTTTTGCATTAATTCAACAAAACCTTTTACTACGTCAAATACTTTATTTTCAACATAAAGAAAATCATCTTGTGTAGAGTTTTCATCATAGATAGTTTTAATTACTCTTGGGTCTTCTGAAAAAGTATTAAATGAATCAAAGTTATAAATAAGATTACCTAAAAATACTATTACATGTGAATTTGGACTAAATAAAGGTTTTATATCAGAATTTTTATTTTCTTCTGTCATAGCATAAAATCCATTAGAAGTTAGAAGATTTAAAATTTTTGAGAAAAGATTACTTCCTTCTTGATGTTCTCCAAAACCTTGAGAAGATAAATAATCTTTTAATGTTGTAGTTTCTTTTTCTTCAAATCCTGGACAAAATCCTTTTTGGTCTGTTTGAAGCATAAACATTTCTTCTCTTTCACCTGTTTTTTTCTCTATTTGTTGGAATCTTCCACAAGGATATAAACGACAGATAATTGGTCTATTTTTATGAATACTACAAACCCATCTATCAATTTTAATTCCACTTAATATTTTTGCTGCATTTTTAGGATCAGTTTTTATTTGTTCAATAAGATTTTTCATTTCTTCTTTATTTCCTTGTGCTTTTTCTTCGATCTTTTTTAAAGCATCTTTTATATCAATTGCAGGCATTAAGAAAGGACAGTGAGTAACTTTAGTATCACCCATTTTAAGAAAGTTTAATCTAAGAACAGGAAGACCTGAAGAAGGACCTAAATAGAAATCAACAAAATCTTTTTGGAAAATCTCTTTCGTAGTCAGTTTTAATTCATTTCTTAATCTAATCATATCGTAACAATTTATCAGTACGTCAATATTCCAACAGCATTTACCACATGCTGTACATTTGAACTGAAACTTATCATCTGGTTTAAGTTGATTCTCTTTTTTATTTAAGAGATTTTCTACTATTTTCTTTTGATCTTTTATATTCATATATTATCTTAATTTTCTTTTTTAATTATACTATATTTTGGCTTCAAAGTCAACCAAAAATAATATCACTGAAATATTCTGCAACCTGATTTTGAACCTTTGATAGTCTTTCTATAATCTTCTGTGCCCCTTCTTTATTTATCTTTCTTTTATCAAGATGAGTTAAGATATTTTCAACCTTTTCAAGATATTCAATATAATATCCAAGTTCATTTTCTTGAATATCTCCAATTTTATGTCCTTTTATTTTTTTAATTTCTTGTGCTAGTCTTGTACTTGACCAACCTTCATCATGAGCTTTTTCAATCCATTTAAATCTTGAATTTCCATCAAAATTATTCTTCGTCTTACTATAAGAGTCAGTGAATGAGGCGACTAAAAAATGACTCCATGTAAGATTCATTTCTCTATAATGTCTGGGATATGCTCTTGAAACTCTCCTATAATGATTCATTGTGGTTAAAGACTCATGAACATCTTGAGCAAATTTTTCTAATCCTTTTTCTCCATAAACACTATTGATTTTATTAACAATATCCCCCTTAAACCATTGATTACGTATATCAACTTCCTTTGAGGTCATCCAAAGACCAACAAAATCCTCCCATTGATTGGCTTTAACTAAATATGTAGGATCTAAACTTATTGGATCAGTATTAACAACCTCTCCTGTTTCCACAGGTTTTATAGCTTTATCTTCCATATTTTTTTTTGAGTAAGCCTAATTTATATAACTTAGAACGTATAATACTATTCTGAAATATTGATTTAGATAGTTGTTGAGCTTCGTGATCCCAAATATTAAGTCTCAAATCCCACAAGGTCTTAATTTGCTCAGTGCTTACTAAATCTTTTTTAGTGTAAACATAGGCAATAAGCCTTAAAGCAAAATCAGAGAATTGGTTGGGTGGTAATTTTAACCTATTTTCTATCCCATAACCACCTTTAGAAATCATATTTACATAAGCGTCATTTATTCTGCCTCCTGTAAATAATTCAAAACCTATAAAGTTGGAAGTAATTGAATCAATCCTAATTTTAAATACTGTTATTTCTTCACTCATAATCTTTTGCTAATAAATCAAATAAATAAAAGCTTTCTTGAAAATAGAATTTCTCTGCTGGTAATTCCAACGCACATAACCTTTGATTTGCTGGTGGACAACAGGCACAATCTATTCCAATCTTATTATCCATAACAATAGGCATAAATTTCTGGTTTTTACCCCAAGAATTTTTAGAATTATAATATTTTCCACTATAATCTGCTGTATGTCCAAAAATAACCTTTTTTGACCATTTCCAATCACTTTCTATAAATCCTTCTCTTGCCCATATTAAAGTATCAGGGAAATTTAGATTTTCTGCAACAGTTTTTGTTTGTGGAACTAATCCTGCATGAACAAAAACATAATCTTCTTCTTCATGTAAATATACAGTTTCTTTGAATAAGAAATCAAGGTGTTTTTTAGGGAAACTACCATTTCTAGGTGGTATCCATTCTGTTGTCCTTCCTAGATTATCCTTATGAAACTTACCAAAATGACCATTATAGTTCACATAAGTAGTTTTACCACCATTATAAAACCAATTATAAGGACCATAACGAGGAGCTCCATTTATCCAATCTCTAAATATATCTTCATGATTTCCATATAAAAATATGAAGTTTTTATATTGAGAGTGCCATTTTATAAGTTGATTTACTACTTTTCTTGAGTCTGATCCTCTATCTATGTAGTCTCCCATAAATATTACTTTATCTTTTTCATAGTCAAGACCAGCTTTTTCAAGCTTTTTCATTAGAGCCATCATTTCTCTATAACAACCATGTAAATCAGCTATACACCAAATTTTATTCTCCATATTTTAATAGAAATTGTGGATTAACTATTTTAAAAGACAACCTGCCTAAATCTTTATCTTGAGTTTCTTCTAAAGGACGAACAACAACTCCCTCTGCCCAAATATATTTATTAATAACTGATTTTTTAGTAGCATACTCAACCATTTCATCAACAGTATTTTTTAATTCAAAATTACTATCTAAAATAGGTACGGTTTCTACTCCAAGATTTTTACAGAAAGCAATAAATTCTTTATAAGATAAATATTTTCCTGTGCTAATGTTATAAACATTAAAGAAATAAACTTTTTGACCCCTAATCAATAGTTTATTATTTTGAATACTTTCTCCTACTAATTCTCCTTGTAGAGCATAATTACCTAATTTCTTGAATTTTTCTTCAATATTAAGGTCAATAATAGCTTTCCAAAATTGATTAGTGATATCTCTTGGATACCAAATCTTACGACTACAAACACCAATTTTCCCATTATTGTGAAAAAAAGTAAGACTAGAACCATCTATTTTTTCGGTAATGAAAAACTTTTTATTCTTATGTCTATCTAATACTTTAGGTACAGTTTGTAGTCTTATTTCATCTGTTTTAGGAATAAAACTTGGGAAAGGTTTTAAATTACTTCCCCATAGTTTAACTGCAAGTTTAGGCCAATGAATCTTAATAAACATTCCCATCTTAACTGGAAGCCAATTTGGAAATACTACAGGAATACGAGTTGCTGGGGTATTATTTTGAATAATATATCTTTCATATTTGATTACTCCTAATTCTTTAGTTACATCATCTCCCTCCTTATGTTTTTTGGTTAATATTGAAATAGGTAGTGCTAATCCCTGAGAAATTTGTTTTCTTAATTTAATCGTTTTCAAACGATATCCACTATGTTCTTTTTGATCTTCTCCAAGAATGGTTCTTATTCCTGTATCTTTTAAGAAATCAAAACAAGGTAAAACAGGCAGTAATGAATCCACCTCAAAAAATACACAAAGATCCCCCTCTTTAAATTCTTCTCTTTTAACTACTACATGCCAACCTAAAATATTGGCAACCTCAATACGATCTGCATTAGGGATTTTAGATAATTTATCTATTTTTTGGATAGTAACAAGTTTTCTATTCATGGTTTAAAATTAATTATTAGTTTTATTTTCTTTAATATTTGTTTTACTTTTAAGTAAAGATAACTGTTTAACACTTTTCATATTTTTAATTTTCTCTCTTAATTCCTTTATTGTCTTATGTAAATTTTCTTTTTCAAGCACAGCCTTTTCCTTAGTTGTTTTTAATGATTTACGAAGTTTCTTTCCTTCTTCTATTCTCATCTTATCAAGACAATTAGGAGCAAATTTCATGAAAGACATTAATCTTACTTTATCTAAAGCAAAATTAACACCAAGTTTTTTATTTGTAAGAATAACTTTTTTATCAATTAATTCCCACTTGTACTCGTTTAGATTACGTGCTAATCCCATAATACTCACCTCCTTAAACTATTAAATTAAACTAATCCTAATTTCTTCATTCTTCTTTCCTGTCTTCTTTTTCTTCTTTCAGCAGTATGTTTTTTCTTTTTACCCTTTGACATGCTTTGCTTTGACGAATTTTAACTTAATAAATAGTATAGGAAATATTAAAGAAACAAACAACAGTATTATTGGCATTACTATCCAACAAATAACTAACGCTATTACAAATTTACTTATTCTTTCTTCCATATTAAGTTTGTTTTTTAACTTCTTTTCCTAACTCTTTAATTTTGTCATAAGTTATAACATTTCCAATTAATACTCCTGTAATAAATATCATTGCTTTTCTATAAGCTTCACGAACTTCAGTTGCTGACATTTCTTCAGGGTCTTTATCCTTTGGAAAAACAACTCCAATAAGATCTAAAACTTCCTTAAATTTTTCTTCTAAAGTCATATTATTCTTGAACAATTTTTAATTTTGTAACGAACCAATTAAAATTCCAAACAACATAAAATGGAAAAGCTATTCCAAGAGTTATCCCTATTAGAACAGCCCAGCCCAACGTATATAACAAATACTCAAAACCTTTACCGCTAAATTCAAACTTGTATGTTTTCATAATTACTTTTTATAAATTTTTAACATTGCCACTGCCAAACAAACGACTGAAAACGA